CGCATGGGGTGACCCATGTGAGTGAGACTGGCGAGAGCCGAGTCATTAAGATTTTTGTCTATACGTGATTACTTATGCACCACTAGTTGGTGTAAAAAGATTCATGCGTAGATGCATTTTTTGATATATTGTACCTCAACCCCACCGTTGAGAAACAAAGTTCAGTGTATGTTTACGAACTAGAAAGCCCTAACGTCTAGTAAAACTCAGAAATGAGTGAGCCTAGAGACTAAGACTAGTGTCTTAGTACTACATACACAACAAAAGTCGTCGCATAATTTATGCAGGCCTATGGACAAGGCCACCCGAACAAATCTTGGTGAGATTTTGTCAAACTCGGTAGATAAATACCTCCTTCTACAGGTGAGACGAACTCAAATCAAGCGGTCGGAAGAAACTCTGATCGAAACCACCACTATATATAATTTTGTGTTTGAGAGTCCTGCGGGGTAGCAACCCTATATGTTCTCTAGCCAACAGACCGGTATATCCAATTATATATAATGACCAGAAGAGGATCGGGCCAGGCAAACCCGGAAATCTAGTCTCTATTAAAAAACTAGTAATGATTCAATGAGTGCGGGATTCGTGACAGAATTCGGCACACCCTTGACCCGCATTGAGGAGATCGACTCCTTATTTGCAGCCCTTGGAGAGGGTGAGATCAATGGTCTCAATCATCCAACCCCCGATGGAGGAGAAACTTCGGTTTCTGAAACATCAAACGACCGCACCGGCAACGTTAGTAACGAGGCGCCGGGCAAAAAAACAAAACTTTAATGGACCACAACACGTTGATGTTGTGGAAGAAAACTGTGAAACAATTCGTTTGGATTGCGATGAGAAGCTTGATCAGCAAGGTCTAATTGACTTTGCTAAGAAAGCTCATCAGGCTAATCTGAATTTGCAGGAATTGAGTCAAGCTATGGACGAGTTCACGAAAGGACTGGCGAAAGTGAGACTCTTTTTTACAGATCAATCGAGCAGTGATACGGTAGTAGATGGAATTATCCGAAGATTTGAATCCCTCATTCTCTTCGTGTATCAAATTTCAACTGCCAATTCAACTGCAGATATTCTGGTGGATGCTCTTGCATATCTTCAAACCTTCATCCACGGTTCTATTTATGGGAAAGTCAAGAATTTCGTTACCTTGTTATTAACACAGGGGAAGCGACTTGTACAACGTCCCAAACATTTGGAATTTCAAGGAAGTTGGTTGGAATCGAATTGGACCTCCCTTACTAAAGGGGACTTTGGAAGTCGAATATCATCCATGTTGAACTTATTTGTGTTGTTGGGGGTGATGCCAGAAAAGGCATCCTCCTTTATCACAACTGAGTTCTATGTGGCGTTTAACGTCCAAACAAAAAAGAACAATACAGGTAGTGTGCTGGAGCACATTGTTCGCACTTTTGACTTTGTTGTTGATAGTGTCTACCCAGCTGTTGTGAATGGTGACTTGTCAATGCTCTTTTCTGAGCGTGATCAAGTGCACCTGGATGATCTGTACCGCAAAGCTCTGAATGCTGCTGACATGTACAATTCTAATCAGATGGAGCGATTGAAGTCTCAACTTGCTATTGGCGGAGAAGCTGATCTGTTGAGCTTTATGGAACACGCTCTACTGAAACATTTGGAATTCAAGGTTCATTGCGAATCTTATGCAAAGAAGGAGATCAATATTCGAGTGATCAAACTTGATAGATTGATAACTGATTTGCGTGCTACATTCAGAGAGTCAGACATGCGGGTTGAACCGTATGCTATTTTGACTTATGGGATAACATCCCAAGCTAAGACTATTCTGAACACAGCCCTTTCTCATGCTATTTGTAAGAGAAATGGTTTTCCAGAGGGTCCTGAGTATCGAGTAACATTGAATGCTATGGACTCTTACCAATCGGAATATAGATCTAGCCATGTTGTAGTGCATTTCGATGACATTGCAAACACAAAAGCTGAACATGAAAAAGACAATCCTCTGTTCAAAATCATTCAGTTTATCAACAATGTTCATTGCACCGCTCTTAGCCCCGAAGCTGAGAAGAAAGGAAAGATGGATATTCGTTGCAAGGTTGTTATGGGAACGACCAACAAAATGGACATAAATGCCTCCTATTTTTCAAATTGTCCTGCGTCAATTTTGCGACGCTTCAACTTGATTCTTGATGTAAGACTCAAGAAGGGGGTGACGGATGGGAATGGAAGGATTCTGCCCCAGTTTTCGAAGATCCCAATGCCTGACCTATGGAACATCAAAGCCTATGTTGTGGCTATACGTGATCCTGATGTGTCAGGAATGGATTGGGAGTTCGTACAAATTCGCAGCATCGCTGATATTACTGATTTGGTGGACTATTTGTCGGAAGATACAGTTAGACATTATACTCTTCAGGAGGAAATTGTCGCGACTGCTAAAGATCTTCACAAAAGTGAACATTGCGAACATCATCCTCTTTTTACCATGCCTTGCTGCAAATGTGCTCGGGATGGCCCCCCTGTTGTTGAGGAAAAACTTGACAAACAGGGTTGGTGGGGTTCGCAAGAATCTGTTCAGAGTGATGATAGTTCTGATTCTGACGGAGCCATCTATCTTGATCCCAGTGAGACACTACAAGTGTATAAAGAATTTTATGGTGTGGAAACTGTAGAGGAGGAAGTCCCTCCAGTACAGGTTGACTCCGAGCCGCCTCCTGAGCAGAAGAAACCATCTATCAGAAAATATTTTGAGAAAAAGAAACAGAAGGTTTCGGATAGTGCTAAAAATTTTTCAGCTTTTGCTGACAGAACTCCTGCCTATCAAGAGGAATTGAGACCAATGCTCCGAAGACAAATCGGAGAAGAAGGTTTCACTTGGGAAGAGGTATACTCTGAACTAGAACATTGCTCCGTGCCTCAGGAGAGAATCTCTAAGATTGTGAGAATGAAAAATTTCCGATTAAAAGATATATTTCTCCGGAGTCGGGATCAAATGGCTAGGGTAGATCCGCGTTTCAAAGCGTTGTTGGCTTTTTCCGCCATGCTCGGTTTCTCTCTTGTGTCATTCAAGATGTACAAAAAATTTGAAAACCAAGGAGCAAACATTTCCCAATTGGAAGCTCGTGCTATGACTCCAAAAATGGTAGCTGACCATGATGATAAGTATAAGCGTCCAATAAAATTGGGGATAACTCCCTCAAAGAATTCTATTTCTATAAAATACACTGATCTGGAAGAGCGCATTGATAAAAACTTGCGAGGTGCAATAATATATGAAATTGATGAAAATACCCGAGAGAATTTGGGTCCTCCTTGTTTTTGTAATGTTTCCCCTGTTGGTGAGGGCGATTGGCTATTTCCGGCTCATTTGCTGGACTTGAAGAAGTGCTATAAAGTGCTGCTGCTAACTCATCCTCAACATTTTTTGGGTGTGAAGCATATATGTGCAATGGTGAATTCAGCCAATATGGCTCCATTTGAAGCCCGAGATGACCTGATGTTGGTTGCCTTGTGCAGTGGGTCGAATTGGGCGATGGACAAGTACTTTCCACTAGATCACGTGTTGAAGGTTGGAGATCCAATTAGGATCTACCACAGATCATATGATAGTGTGGTCAACGAAAACCATCCTAGTCCTTCTGACAGCTATGTTGCAACCACCATTCTCAAGATTGCGGATCAATCCGTGGGAGATCTTGGGAAAGTACCCCGGATCACATATAACTACCCTGGGACATTTCAGGGGTTGTGTGGGGCCTTGGTGGTGACCAACGATCGAAATCCTTGTGTCATTGGCGTACACACAGCCGGTAAGGACAATATTGGTGCTTGCACTCCTCTGACAAAGGAGAAAGTGGATTCTGTGAGGAGTCAGATGCGAGGACCTGATGTGGTTCGTTTGGCTGAGGAGTCACCAATACCACAAACAATGCAAGGTGCGCCCGTGCCTCTTGCTCCGTTTCTACATGGCAGGAATGCACTGAACTGGTTGCCAGCTGAGGATGTTCACAGTGCCGAGATTTTCGGCACAACTGGATTGCCAAATGCGAGGTTTAAGACTAATGTCGAAGAATCTTGCATTGCACCAGCATTGAAGGAGCATTTGGGAATTGAGAAAGAACATGCTGGTCCTCTACGTAGTGCTGTTAGTGCTGCTAGATATAAGGATACTAAAGCTGTGACTACTCAATTGCCTCCGGTGAATCCTCGAATATTGGAATATGCAAAACAAGATGTGTTGCAAAAATTGGAAAAAGCCGTCACTCCAGAAATGTGCGAATTTATTCACAAATTGTCTGTTGATCACGCGGTTAATGGAGTTCCTGGTGTAAAGGGGTTCGATCCGATAAATATCAAGACGTCCGTTGGAGTTCCGCTCAATGTTTCTAAGGAGAAGTTGTTAGCGGAAGTGGACATCATTTTGCAAAAGAAATTTGGAATATCATCGAAGAAGAATTTGAAGGTAGTTGAGTTGCCTGATGGTAGCACTGAGTTGTCTTTTCACATTGAATTTGATCCCAAATTGTATCCTCTTGATGACATATTGGAGGAAACAATCGAGGTGATGGTGGATGGAAAGAGAGTGAATTTCGTTTTCCGAGTCAACTTGAAAGATGAGGCTTTACCTATGGAGAAAGTTGCTGCTGGAAAGATTCGAGCATTTGCAGGGGCTCAATTGTCGTTGGTTATTATTTGCAGGTGTTTGACACTGCCTACAGTCAATATGATGAAATCTTTCCCCACAGTGTTTGAAAGCGCTGTGGGTGTGGACGCCACTGGTAAGGATTGGGAGTTTCTGCATGATTACATTGACACTTTTGAGAATAAAGGACAAGGTGATTTTAGTCAGTATGATAAAACAACCAGTTCCAGTGTGTCAAAGGCGTCGGCAGAAATATTGCGCTACCTACTGAGAAGAGGGGGCGCAACTGAGGAGGACTTGCGATTGTTTGATTCGATGATTACTGATATCATATTCCCCATCTATGACATGGATGGAGTTTTGGTTGGAGTTGATCACTCTTTGCCATCGGGGCACCCCTTGACTGTGATTTTGAATGGTATTAACAATATGCTTTTGATGCGTTACGTTTACTATGCAAATCATGCTCCTAATTTTCCTGATGGGATTGTGGTCGGAAAATCCATCCCGTTGTTCCATTTTGTGGTGAAGTTGATTACCTATGGTGATGACAATTTGTGGAGTGTCTCTGATGAAGAGAAACTGTTCAACATGATATCTATCATGGAGCAGTTGAGAAAAATAGGAATGAAGTATACTAGTGCTTCGAAGGGTGATATAGAAAGCAGATTCATACGCAAAGAGGATATGACGTTCTTGAAGCGTGGATTTGTTCGACATGCTGTCCTAGATGCCGTAGTTGCTCCGTTGGAGATTGCGTCCATTCACAAGTCCCTGACTTGTACTCGCAAGGAAAAAGGAAGAAGGGAATCAGATGCCCAGATCATGGCTATGAATATGGGTAGCGCATTGCGCGAATTGTTCCTCCATGGGGAGGACGTGTACCAGCACTATTTTGAAGGCTTTCAAAAAGTGGCTGAAGAAACAGTGGATCGAGAAGGATTTCGAGTACGAGACTTTTATGATCCCCCGAGTATCCAGGATTGCATTGAGTCATTTCAAAGCACTACGTGTAGATATGCAGAGTGCCTTGAGAAGTATAATGTGAAACTGGAGTTCCAAGCTCAGAACTTACATGGTGGTCAGTTGACTTGGGAAGATGCAGAAGAAATTCGTCATTTTGAACAACTAAATGATTGGGATATGATGACTTTCCGATCCATCGGTGACTTGGAGCTGTTTTATGACTTTGCTGATCATGTGGCAATGAGAGACCAAATTTTGAATGAGATGGAGCGTGCTATGAACAACAGAGCGCGCCAGCATCGCCAGGTCGCTCGGTGTGCGCGACAAATTGAAGCTCTCTTTCATGTGGCTTACGATCGGATTCGATATCCTCAACTTAGTCATTATGACCGAGTCAGAGGATTTCAAACTTTTGCACAAAACCATTTGGTAGTGCAGCTGTTTGAGCGATCCATTGCGCGCAGTCAACTCCTTTCGTTGGAGTTTATCCCTGACGATATTAAGGGATTGATTGTCGAGTTCTCTGCTACGGAAGTTTTTGTTGTATCTGGTCTGACAGCAACAGTCCCACCTCGACCAGTACTAATTGGAATTGTACATAATCCATCAAGAAATTTTACTGCCGAAACTCTGGCAGCTTATGCCCGAGTAGGGCAACTGAGAATTATTTAATGAAAAACATGTACGTTTATATATATTTATTTTACTCTTACATTTGGTAAAACAAAAGTGAGCTCATTAAACTTGTGAGAAAATTAAGTTCTTGTCTTGTGGCCTAAGCAGCCCTTGACCTGTATAAATCGCTTTCCAATGTTAATAAAGAGTGTTCAAGTCTCCACACAAAGTCAAAAGGAGACCCTTGTACTTTAGCCTTTATGTCTAAAAGGTTAGAATCAGTCGATTCGCTAGATTTCCAAGCTGGACAATTCTGTTATGAAGAACCAGCTAATAAGGAGATCGCTCCTGGCATCATGCAATTTGTGGATGCCAACCCGTCCTACGTTTGTGAACCTGTTCACACCATCGACGAAACAAGAGGAGTCACAGACGATCCCAGTGCGGATCTAACTAATTTCTTTTCTCGCCCAGTCAAAATTTTTGAACGAAATTGGGTAACGACGATGGACGAAATAATTTACCCCTGGGAATTGTGGTCATCAAATCCGCGTGTCATGAATCGATTGACAAACTTTCGAAATTTTCGTGGGAATCTCCACGTGAAAGTAGTGATAAACGGTAATAGTTTCTATTGGGGAAAGGCTTTGTTGTCCTATATGCCATTGAGCATGACCGAAACTTTTCAACGATTGGTCGCCAACAACAATAGTAGGATGCAAGCATCTCAGATGCCCCATCTTTGGATTGATCCTACAACATCAGAAGCTGGAACTTTGGTTCTTCCCTTCTTCTACCACAAAGATTGTCTCGATATGGTAGTAATTGATGCTTTCCGAGACATGGGGACATTGTGGCTACAGTCCATCGTCCCTCTGGCCCATGCAAACAATCTGACAAATCCAGTGCGGATTACAATGTATGCATGGTGTGAGGATGCTAAGTTGACAACACCAACGCATGTGGACATTGCTGGTCTTGCACCACAAGGTGGTCGTCTGGACTTCCAAGCTGGGAGTGCAGATGAGTATGAAACAAGTGGTGTGATTTCCCAGCCTGCTCAACAATTTGCTGAGGCAGCGGGGCAGCTCAAAGACGTGCCGGTCATTGGACCGTACGCTTTAGCTGCTTCTGGCATGGCTGCTGGTGTGTCTTCTGTCGCCAGATCTTTTGGCTACAGTAAGCCTACCATCCTAGAGGATATCCGGCCAGTCAAAATTTGGCAGAATTCCCAACTTGCAACCACAGATGGAGGAGATACTTGCCAGAAACTTACATTTACTTCCAAGCAAGAAACTACTGTTGATCCCAGGATCACTGGTTTAGGAGAGGTTGATGAGCTTGCCATTTCTCATTTGGCGGCACGTGAAGCGTATATTAATAATTCGACTTGGGATTTGTCTGACCCAGTCAATACTCCTTTGTGGTCACTTCCTGTGACTCCTGCGCTTCGAACGATATCTACATACACCATTCCGCCTTCGGCCACTGGAATGGCATTGACGCCTATGGCGTTGGCTGCCATGCCATTTGGATTTTGGAGAGGTTCTATTACCTTTCGCTTCCAAATTGCTGCTTCCTTGTACCACAAAGGCAGGCTTTTGATTGTGTGGGATCCAGTCATTCCTGCAGCAATTCCTGAAACTAATGTCCAATACTCTAGGATTGTGGATATTGCAGAGACGCGAGATTTCTCCGTCACGGTGGGATGGGGTTCACCCTACGCTGCTCTTTTTAATGACAAATACACGATGGTGAACAATTGGTCCTCGTCTGGATTGTACACCCCAAATGTTGATGCAGACAATGGAGTGTTGACGGTTTACGTTTTGAATTCCTTGGTTACCACAGGTGCGAACACTAGTCCGGTCAGAGTGTTGTGTTCTGTTTCATCGCCCGACTTAGTTGTGCATGATCCTGTTGCTGATAATATTCAAGATTTCACTTATCATTTGGTGCCCCAGGGTGCAGTTTTGAGTGAAGATCAGATTCTTCAATTTCAGGGCGGAATGGCCTCGGATGATGTTGCTACTGGAAATGCTCCAGTGGGTGCAGAGAAAACTGTCCAGGACATTGGGAATCCAGTGCTTGACAAAGCAAGTCTATTTTTGTCTGGAGACCCCATCACATCGTACCGCCAGTTGCTCAAAAGGTACACTTATTCACGAACTCTGGGTGCGGAAATAATTCAAGCACCTGGCAAAGTTTCCTATCAATCCTGGACTGAAACAGGATATCCTTATCAAAGAGGACCTGCGCCATCGTTTGGTCTTGATGAGGGGGGAACCTACAACCTGGGTCCGATGAATGTCCACAGCCTTCTTGCGGGATGCTTTTATGGCTGGTCTGGAAACATTCGTTTTAAAATCTACCCTGGATTCGCTTCAGAGATTGATCCTGATGTCTTGTGTGTTGCGAGACACTACAAAGGTGCTAGAGTTGATCGTCTCAATACAACATATGATGACACTCCTGATAATGTAAGGAGGTTGATGTCTGAGGCAGATTTCAGTTGGTCTGGTCTACAACGCACGAATAAGGTAGCCGGAAATGTGATGGAGATCGAGATCCCCAATTATAAGCAGATTCGGTTCTTTCCTACCTTCCTATCCAACAATTTTCAATCCCGCAGCTCGAGTATAGAATTAGTCGCTATTACTCGTTATAAGAACTCATCCGACAATGGACAGTACTTTGATCTGTATAGATCAGTTGGTGAAGATTTTCAGTTTTATTTCTTCATCGCCGTGCCCACATTGTGGGATTCAAGACTAATCCCAGTAAACACTTAATTGGAGTTGCAGTGCTCCGCTTTCGCTGTGTTTGCTGTTGTGTTCATGTTATTGTTACATTTTTCTTTATATTTATATTTGTTACATATTATATGTTTTATGCGAAAGTCCGAACTGTGTCGATTCAACTAGAATTTATGTTTTTACCTCGATACGTTCGGGGGAATTTTTTGGAAATTCTAGGCTGCATCTTCAAGAGCACAGTTCGTTC